CGCCGAACAAAGACACGCCGATAGTAGTGCTGTTGTGACCTTTGCAATGTGCCCCAGCTTTCTCAACCGGACGCCCTTCCGCGACTGTACCATCTCTGTCGATGAGATAATGATAGCCAAGGTCTGACCACTTATTGCCTTCAACGTGCCATCGCTTTACTTCAGCAACTTTTTTTGCAGTTGTTTTGTTTTCCCACCAGTCTGCGTGAGTAGCAGTGCAGTGAATGATAATTTCGTCTATCTGTCTCATCACCATTTTCCCTGTTTCTTTCCGATTACATACATCACGATAGCCAATCCAGCTACACCCGCCAAAACTATCAGCGTTCCAAGTGTCCATGTGATAATGGCATTTTTCACTTCTTCTTTACGGTACGCAGTTTTTTGGCGCTGAACACGAACTCGTCGCAATGTATCTTTGTATTCTTCCAAACCCTTTTGGCCGTAAGTAAAGCCAATAAGCGTTTCAACATCCCGTTTCATTTGCTCAATTTTTTTCTGAGCAGCGAATATTTCTATTGCTTCAGCTTCCGCTGATCCGGTTAGACTTTTCCAAATACTGGGATTCCTGGCCTTTTCAGCAGCGTAATTAATATCGCTTACAGCGCCAGCAAACTTTGCCAATGCAGATGTTGCGTCCCTGCCAGCAGCCATGAGTTGCTGAACGTTACTCACAGCACTCGCCGCTACAGACAGCGCCGTGAGTGGATCAATCATTTACTTTGCTTCCAACGCCCGCAGGATGCGGTCAGACTGTTCCATCAACGCATCCAGCCGGGTTTCAATCCTGACTAGCTGGACGGCCTGCGCTTGAGCCGTGTCTTCAATCTGGCTCACTTGGGTTTCCACTTTAGTCAGGCGGTCCCGGTTGTTGTCAATGTCGCTCGCCATTGAAGAGAACATCCAGATGACCCCACCGGCTTGTATCGCCAAGCCGATTATTAGCGAGATGGGAACACTTTTATTCAGGTGCCAACTTTCAGTTTGTGCCATCATCTACGCCTTTACTCAGCATCTTCTTCTTCAACAGAGGGCTTTTCTGGTTCAGTAATGACGCGCCCCGCTGCGTCGGTCCAGTGGGTGTCGATCATATGCTGGTCTTTGCGCTCGCCAATCACCATCCAAGACACGGTGTCAGTGCAGGCTGCATCTTGTGCTTCGATTGTCAGGAGGTTTCCCGACACGCTGCCGCGAACAGCAGTCCAGCCCTGCTCGTTGCTGGTGAAACACTGCACGTTGCCGTTCAGAGCCACGAAGGTGCCTTCGGTCATACGACCGGCTGTATCCAGATTAACAGTCGCTGCACCACCTACCAAAGCCACAGTGCCACGATAAATGTTGTCAGCCTGCGGACCTTCGAGGAACGAGTGGACGAGGTGATGCGTGTCTGGTTTCAGCGGGTGGTCGATCTTGAACGAACCAGAGCCTTTGGATAGTGCGCCGGTAACATCCAAGTCGCCCGAACTATTAAGTGTTGCGATGGTGCTGTTTCCAGTCGTCTGGAAATATATGTCACCCTTGGACTGAAGGAACAGCCGGTCGTTGCTTTCGCTGTGGCGAATACTTGCAGCAGTAGTGTCTGTCTGCGAACCAAGGTAAAGCCGAACAACACCAGTAGTATCAGCGGCCAAAAGGCTCATGCCCACATTGTTGATGTCCTTAGAAACGACAAGCTCGTCGGCGTTAATATTCGCGTCAGCCCCAGTTCCGATCTTGACCTTGTTACTGATCGCAGCTTCGCCCGTTAGATCCAGAGTGACTGAGGGGCTTGTGTTTCCAATGCCCACGTTGCCGCTGCTGTCGATAGTAACGCGGTCGTTTGTACCGCCTGATTGTAGCGTTACAATACCACCAGACTGAAGAATTATCTCATCGCTGCTGGCTACGTATTGAACTTTTGCAGCAGACGTGTCTGTTTGTGTGCCAAAAAGCAAACGAGACTCGCCTGTGGTGTCTTCCGACAAAATGCTGATGCCCACATTAGTCTGATCTTTGGACACAGAAAGGTCGTCAGCGTTTATGTTAGCGTCTGCGTCAGTGCCGACCTTAATTTTGCTGCTAAAAGCCGCATCCCCCACAACATCTAGCGGAACCGTTGGGTTAATTGTACCAATGCCTACGTTTCCACCTTCAATAATGCGAAGATGTGTTGTGCCATCTACTCTTAGGGCAAGTGCAGAATCTGCTTGTAAATTATCTGGGTCGGCAGAAAGCTGCAGTGTACCAGTTTGGCCTCTAGAATTAATATCACCTGCGTAATATGTGGTGTCATTAGTTCTACCATAAAATTGTATGCCGCCAGCAGTGTCGTTGGTAGTGGCTTCAACCCGCATCCCAGAGCCACTACTAGACACTGCATGGAATGGTGCTTGAGGAGCATCAGTTCCAACACCAAAGAAGCCTGTGGTGTCAAATGCTCCGACCTCACTGCCATCAACCTCGAATACAATCTTTGAATTAGTCAACGTATTAGATGGATCAGATTTAATCCGAAGTTTACCTGAACTTCCAGTTGTACCAAACTGAGCAGCAATTTCACCATCCCCACGGTAAAATTCCAAGCCTCCAGTATTATCGGCTCCATCGCCGGTTAGACGTACAGAGTTGCCATCACCAAATACTTCCAAGGGTTTTGCAGGCGTTTCAGTGCCAAGGCCCAAATTACCATTGCTGGTAAATGTAGCGACTTGTGTTCCATCAATCTCAAAGTCGATATGGCTATCAGCCAATAAATTGTCAGGATCAGATTTAATGCCAAAGCGGCCTGAAGAACCAAACGTTGAAAAGCGAGCAGCAGTAACCCCGTCGCCCCGATAAAACTCAATACCACCAGTATTGTTAGCCCCATCACCAGTTAAGCGAACAGAGTTTCCGTCACCAAAAACCTCAAGTGGTTTTGCAGGTGTTGTAGTACCAAGGCCAAAATTGCCATTGCTAGTAAACGTAGCAATCTGATTTCCGTCAATTTCAAAGTCGATATGACTATTGGTTAATACGTTATCAGGGTCAGACTTAATCCCAAGCCGCCCAGATGAGCCAGTTGTGCCAAATATTGCAGCAGTTTGACCGTCACCCCGGTAAAACTCAATGCCACCAGTATTGTTAGCATCTACGCCACTTAACCGAACAGAGTTACCATTACCACCCACCTCAAGCTTAGCAGACGGAGTATCGGTGCCAATATTGATGCCTGCTTTGTTAGTAATGTTTACTGTTTCAAAAACAGGAGATGATTCAAAAGCAATCCCGTCATTCATCTCAAGCTCACCGTCAGTGCCGAAAGACATAAACTTTCCAGCACGAACAGACTTAACAGGAAGCTCAAAGCTTGAATCACTTGGGTCTGCATCAGGAAGATGGATCGACCTATCAACCCTATCATCCAAGTCTGCTGACATTGCCACAAGACTATCAAGCTGCTGATTCAATGCAGCCCTATTGATGTCAGAACCAGCCGTAAAGTCAGTTACCCGCTCAAGGGCAATCGAACGAAAGATGATAACAACACTTCCACCAGTAGCGCCAGTAACGCTAATTGTAGCTGTGCCTGTAGAACCATCACCGCCAGTAAGCGTGTAGTCCACACCCTCAGTTTTTAGGGTTCCATCCACATAAATTACTACGTCTGAATCATCAAAAAATTCAAACGGAACAGCAAAGCTAGTCTGGGTCACACCCTCCGCAACAGAATATTCAATGCGCGGGTTGTTGTCAGAAAGATTAATGCTCATGGGCTACTCCTTTGCCATGTCTTCACACAGCAAAGAAGCAAGCCTCAACGCACAAATCAGTTCGCCCAGCCTCGGCTAATCTGGTTCACCTCATCCCTGATGAACCACAGGTTTGACCCCGGCAAATTGCGAACAAACTCCTTAGCACCTTCCCCAAATTCACCAGAAAGAAACAGGCCAACAGAGTTTACCATATCCAGACCCCAAGATGGTCCAGCCCCAGCAAGTCCAAAGACAGCATCAGCAACGTTCCGTTCAGTTTTGTACTTAGGTGAAATCAAGCCAGCGGTAATGTTTGGGCCACCAAGGGCAAGCGAAGTGTGAAGGCTGGTGTAGAACAGGTCTGAGTAAATTGAAGTCAAACCACTCATGTCTAGTGACCGAGCAAATCTATCTTGGACACTCATGTCTTCCCAAACATAGCTAGGCGTTCTGGTTTTTACCACCATATAGCCCAAGCCAAGCATGACCGCAGAACCAAGCGCACGGTTCTTCACCTGCCCATGAGCAAAAGCAGCAACCGTCTTGTTCACAGAAGCTAAGAGGAAGTTATAGAACTGGAAAGGAAGGCCGAGGAAGCCGTTCTCAATGCGAGCAAAGCCCTTTACGATCTTGTCTTCCTTCATCCCAAATCGAGAAGCAATCTTCATCGGAATGTAAGCCACGCCCTGAATAATCAGTGGCTTGTCCGCAGGCGTAGCAGACATGATCTGGTTTAGCACACCGCTGTTCAAAGCCGTTCTGAAGCGAAGAACGGTTTCCTCATTGAGCGTTTTAGCTGCTTTGTAGTCTTCAAGCGCAAGCTCGTTAATCCGGTTTTCATAAGCCGCTACATCCTCAATGCCCAAAGCTTCCTTGGAAAAGCGAGAGTGATTGATTTCGTGCAGCATCACAAAGTTTGACCACTGCTTGGGCGTCTTAAAGATGTCAGGCAATGGATTAACACCTTCCATCTTTGGATTAAGCCAAGCTTTTTCATCAAACATCGGACCTTCAATGTAATCACGGTCAAACCGAATCACACCATCTTTATAGAAAGCCGGGATAGTTCGACCGTTGCGCACCTTGCTTACTGAAGTTCCATCTTCATTCTGCTCAATGACCGTAACGCGCTTACCTTCAATCTCTGGGATGTAGATTGAATCAACCCAGTTGTCGGTGTTTGCCATGTAAAGACCGTCAGTGTTCTTTTCCCAAGGCGCTCTGGCAATGAGAAGAGCAAACTTTTCATCAATTCCCATACGTGCTAGCCAAATGCGTGACTGATCGTCTAGCTTTCCCTGACTTAGCTTGATTGAGTAGTCGATGATCGCATGGGAATCGACAATGCCAGCCCATTGCTTGGCAAGTGTAGTCAGTGGAGCCAAGCCGTTAACAATGTAGAAGGCATTACGCGATGAGTTTAGCAAGCCATTGGCCTGCATGTTGTTGCCTAAGTCCTCCATGATTCGCATCTGTGCGGTATTTAGGAAGATGTCTAAAGCCGCGCCTGCATAACGTACTTCATTTGCCGCAAGATTAACTATCTCTTTGTCGAGCATAGCCGTTACGCCCTTGTAGACGTTGCCGAACTCATGCTGCATTACAATGCGGCCAAAGTCAGGAATGGAGGCAAGGCCAGCGCCACCCATAAAGGCAAAGCTTGCTGCTTCTCGAAGGAAGAAAGCTATTTTCTGATTAAGCGCACTAGGGTCACGGATAACTGCACCAGCAATTTGTTCATACAAACCAACAAAATCACGGCGCATGTTGTTGATTTCATCCGTTTTAGAGCCAGCCTCAATCATGTCTAGCTCCATATCAAACAGAGCGCCCCTGAAGTCCTTACCAAACTGCTCCTGAAAGTGGTAACGCGGCTCAATTCGCGCAGCATAAGTCTTCATTGCAGCAAGGGGATCAGTAACAATGAAGTCAGTTACCAAGCCATTAGGAATGTCCAGCTTCCGGTGCCGGAAGTGCTTCGAGCGGCCATAGCCCACACCGATGTTATCAATGTTGGTCGGATCGCTTTCGCCAAGAATGTTGTCGATGGTTTGCTCGGCGCGTTTTTTCAGGTCCGCTGGATCAGTAGATAACGTAGCGCGAGTAACCCCCGCCTGAACATCATCAACAAACGGGTTCTTGCTGTACCAGTTTACAAGAATGTCAGAAAGCTGTTGGCGGTTGGCTCTAATCGCACCATGATCCCAGAAGCGAGGATAGAATGATTCAGGGTTAGCTATATCACTTGCCGCAGCAAGAGCTTCACTGTCCGTCTTGAGTTGCTTCTCAAGGTACTTAATGCGGCCAGAAATCAAAGAAGATGCAGCAGGCTTTTTTGTTGCAGCCAGCTTTGCCTTCAAGCCTTCAATCTCTGCTTCCATTGCCCTAACACGCGCAGTCAAACCTTTCTGACTACGGATAAGGCCAACGTCTTCAAGCAACCGCCCCTTGGCCTCAAAGTATTCGTTGATGCTTTTGACAGCAGACAACTCAGCATCAGTAAGATTTCGATCACCCTTCAGCCGCTTGGTGTTTACAGCGTCAAGCCAACTATCAAAGGTGTCATTGCGGCGGGTAATCTTACGAAGTGTATTGGTAATGTTTATGTCTAACATTGAAGCCTGAGAAGCATTAGTCTCAGATGCCCAGAGCTTGATTAGGTCGTCATTGATGCGAGCTAGTTCCCCAAGGGACACAGCAGTACGCTGATACACGGAAGGTGGTACTGCCTGACCAACGGCATTCAAAGCCAATGCAATGCCAGAGTCATGCGCCAGCCGAACAAACCGTTCCTTAACCGCTGTTGGATACTTTGATTGCAGTGCCCGTTTCATTGGGGTGCTAATCATCTTGTAGAGAAAGCTGTCAGTAAACTTATTTGCCATGATGGAGTAAGGATCGTCACCAAACTCACGAAGTGATTCAAGATACCGAAAGCCAAGCTCCTTGCGCAGAACATTGGCTTCTGCCTGAAGTTCTTCAGAGCGATCCCGCAAATCACGGTCCATCTCAAACCGAGTTGCCTGTTCATCCAAATCCGCAGCTTGAGCTTCCAAGTCAGCAATCTGACTATTGATTTCAGCTTCATCCACATCTTTAAGCGCACGATCAGTTGGGACTGATTCAATCTCTTCACGGCTAAGAGGTGCAAGCTTTTCAGTGTTGCGAATGGTTTCGAAAAATTCATTTACCGCTTCATTGGTTTTTTCGAACGTACGAGCACGCATAGCCTGAGGAATATTGACCGCAGCCCCAATAGCTCCACCAAAAAGACTAGTCGTTAAAATATTGATTGCGCTTTCTTCAGCCGGTGCAACAGGATCAAAGGTCTGACGACTGACTTCAAGTGCAGCTTGAGCCGCACCAGCAGATGTGCTGCCCCGAAGAACTGCGCGGCCCATTGTTTTTGCAGGTATACCAACAGGAACTGCAACAATATTTGCTGGATTAAAAAACTCAGCAGCAAACTGAGCACCTACCGTTGCTTCAGAAAGCAAGGCCCTACGCTCAAAGCTGTCATCAATAACTTTCTTTAATGCTGCGGTCATTGCCGCGCTGTTAGAAAGAGACAAGTACGAAGCATAATCTTCATACCCCTGAATATCATCTTGCCAACGATAATTAGGATCAGGCTCTCCTCCGTGAAGAAGGTAAGCCCCTATTGTTCCATAGGCAGGACCAAAATCAGAGCCAGTTGTTGCACCAACAACCTGACCAAAACTAGGCGCAGGTCTAACAGCTTCACCAGTAGAAACAGCAGGGCGATACCGATTTAATTCGTTCATCTTACCCCCATCGGCGCAGATAGAGCTTGAGACTTCCCAATCAGTTCAAAAGCACGAAGTCGGCTTTCAGCATCTTCTATGCTTTCCATTTCAGAAAGCTTGCGCTCAATCTTAACCTTTAACTGAAAGCCACTATCATCTGTAGAAATTACAAGGGGAACCCTTGGGCCAAATCGTTCCGTATAAATAACCTCATACCCTAATGGTGCTTGATCATTAAATCGCATGACTCGATATTGAGCACCATCTGGAGAATCTGCATTAAATGTTTCCCGAGTTGCTGGGCCAATTGGCTGAAGAAATAACGTTTGATTACCCCTAATCATCGCCAAAATATTAGTCTTTTCAAAATAAGAATCGACAATGCGCTCGCCCGATTCAGTTATGCCATCTTCGAAAACAATCTCAAAAGCACGGTCTATAAAGATACGCTCATTACCGGGAACAATGCGAGACAAAGATGCGGAAGTACGCTCCCTCATCCCTTGACCGTAAACATAACCATCCCCACTTGGGTAAGTTCTTTGAATTTGCTTCTCAAGAAGCTTGCGAATATTTTTGACATTATTTCCGGTTGTAGAAGACAAAGTTGCATGACGTATTGCAGCAGCCACAAAACCGGGACCAGCAGAAGGAGGCAGTTCAGTATAGCCCTCAACAGATTGCATAAACTGATATACTGCATCAGGCGTATCGCCAAAAAAAGTATCAACACGTTCTTTAAAAGATTTGTCTTCATCGTACAGACGAAGCGGTGTTAATATATTACTAATACTTTCTGGAGTATCTCCATAAATTACCCCAGCTTCAGCCAAAGCATCCAAGGTCGCAATCTCTTCAGGTTCGAAGCCTTGAGCAGAAGAAGAAAGCATTTCACTGCCGGTCAGCGTTGACTGATTTCTTATGTTGCGCCAGTAAGTCAAAAGCACTGGGCTGAAATTTACCATAGAGCTTCCCGAAGCAAGCCCGGAAAAAGCTGTGTGAAGCTCTTCAGGCAAGATACCTATATCCATAGCTTCCTGAATAATGGGTTCTACTTCTGGTCTGCCTGAAAGAAAAGCTTCTCCTAAAGTCATATTTAAGGAAGTCAGTACAGAAGCATATCGTATAGAAAAGTCCTTAGATACAAGTTCACGCTGCTTTGCGTCTGATGGGTTATTAAGTCCCATGCGCATATTAGTCATTGTTTCAGCTTCAGCCTTGGCTCGCTCGGCTTCGTTAAGCTGTTCAGTACCTACTCTTCTACGCTCATTTAAGTATGTTCTGAGATTTTGTAATCTACCAGATTTGTTTGCGTAATACCGAGCCGTACTCAAAATTTCCTGCTGATCGTTAGTTAATGATCCACGAGTACCAGTTTGAATATAAGCCATAGCTTCATTCATTTGATCTTTTGTAGGGTCGGTTTCATAAAACTTATCCCCTGCTTTTTTAGAAGCATTTTCATAAGCAGTAGCTTTATAGTCTGAAGCAATGGCTTCATCTAAATCAGTAAGCTTATTTAGATCAGACAGTAAGGAACCAAGGGCACTGCTCAAATCCTTAAAAGGAATAAGTGCGATAAGGTCAACTCGAGGAGAAATATTTTTCTCAGCATCATCTTGTGCTAAAAGCTTACGTCTAATTTCTGCTGCGCGAGCGCCGGATTCCCTATACTGACGAGCTTCTTGTTCAAAGCGGCCTAAGACATCAGTACTTGTTTTTTTGCTCAACTTAAGAATTTCATCAACAGCTTTTCTAGCAGACTGAGGAGCAAGTTGAGAATTTTGAGCAGTAACTGCTTCTTGAACCTGATTAACTTCATCAGGGGTAAGATCATTTAAAGCACGAAAAGCAATACCATCAACCGTAGCATTCAAAAGCTTATTCCGGTGATTAATTATTGCGTTTGATTCATCCTCATTGCCAGCCTTAAGTGCACCCTTTGCTTTATTAGTGAGATTAGAATATTGCCAAGCTGCTACAACGGTAGGACTAATAAGAGGATTTACAGGTCTAGCGGCAGCAGATGTAGCAGAAAAATAAGCAAGGTTTGATCCCTGCTGAAGCTCGAAGATTCGTATATCTTCTTCTTGTTTTGCCTTAGCAATAGCATCTTCTTCATAAAGCCTAGCAAGTCCAATGCTGTCATCAAGAAGGCCATCAGAAAACTTTTCAATATCCTTAAGGCTAGTACCAAGCAAAGACAGTTGCTCAACCAAAAACGGATATTGTTCAGAAAGTGCGCCTAAGTTTTGACTGCCAATTGCGTATTTAATTTTGCTCAATTCATCTGAATCAGTGACAGCTTGAGAAACATAGCGAATTGCACCACGGGCAATAGCAAACCGCTGACCCATGTTCATGGCTGCAACTTCACTGCTAGAAAATAATCCAGCTTGAGCGCCATCAGAAATTGCTACATTGGATGACTCGCTAATAACCTCAGCTTGAGTTACTCCATCGCCACCAAAAGCTTCAGGCCCCATAGCAGCAACAATTTCTTCAAGCGAACTGTTGGCTTCAGCCAAAGAATCGTTGTGTGCTTTCTTAGCCGCAGCCCGCTCACGACGAATTTGCGCAATGGCAAGGTTGGAGCGGGTAGCGTTTAGGTAGCTGGTGCCAACGTCTTTGATGTATCCAGAAAACTCACCAGTCGCATTGTTGGACATCGAAGCGATGTAGTCAGCCATTGCTGTTTCATAAAGGCCAACTGCATTTGGGTTTTGCTCAAACCGAACCGCAAACTCTCTGGACTTCAGTTTGATTTCTTCTTCGATTGACTGCTGAAACCGAGAACGAATAACACGCTGATAAGCATCAGTGGCAATGCCACCAAAACCGGGGGGCGGTGTGAATGCTTCAGGCTCACCAGTTTTAGGATTGATTGTAATGATTGCTGCACGTTCCGCAGAAGTACCAGCCTCAAGACCAGCTTCTTCAGCCTTCTTAGCGCCAGTCTTGTAAAGCATCCCAGCTATATCATTAGCCGCAGATGAAATGGCTTGGCCTACAATCTGCCCACCTTCAGAAGCACGGGCAACACCAATGGGGCCAATTCTAAACTTTTGGGTTTCACGAATAACCGCCATTAGTCAGCCCCTATCCTGATATTTTGGTAGTCGGTAAGGCCACCTGCAAGAGTTGTGAAAGCATTAATGCTGCCAGCTATGGCACGCGCTCGACCCTCACGACGAACTGATGCAGCTTGTGCAGTTAGCTTCTTAGCTTCCAAGTCCCCCATAAACTCAGACCTAGAAACATCGCTGAAGGCAACATCCCTCTGCTTCTCAAGGAATGCTTTGACTGAGCGATCAGTACCACCAATGTCACGACCAGCAGCCGCAAAAGAAGCAATGTTAGAAGATAGGTTGGAACGGTATTCTTCCATCCGCGCATTGCTTCTAGCCCTAGCTTCAGCTTCACTTAGAATGCGCTGAGTCTCAATGTTATAAGCATTAAGATCAGCAGACTGTTTAGCTCCAAAGCCTGCAAGAAGATCACCGCCAGCAGATACTATTGTAGAAGCAAGAAAGAGTGTTTCGACCAAAGGCATTATAAGATTAGCTCCGCAATTAAGCCATTCACCTGAAGCGACAGCGGTTCATTTTGAGTGATGGTAATCTGGGGATCACGACTGTACCCAAGGATTCTGAACTCCTTTTTGCCGTTGAAGGCAGACTCGGTTATCAGCGCACTGGTATTAACCTTGAGTGAACGGGTGTCCCGTATATCAAGGATAGCGGAAGAAATGCCGCGAGGTTGTCCAGTCACAGGCCCAGACCTAGCTGAAGCATCAATGGGATTGGTTATTAGCTGAACGTCGAAGCTATAGCCAATATATGCTTGGGTGTACGTTGGGTTGTAGACGCTTAGATCAATATTGCCGGAAGCGACTGTATGCGTTCCAAGATAATCTTGCCGATTACCTTCAATCGCAATCACATGCACTACTGTCCCATTGTCAAAGTCAGCAGAAACATCAGCAACATTTGAAGTCAAAGTATACAGATCAGCGTTATCAAGCTGATAGTCAGTATCAAATTCAACTAAGCGAAGGTCTGTGTTGTCAAACCAGACAGTTGCAAATAGCCGATCATCAATTGCGACAATCGAATCAAAGCTGCCCTGTGTGGTAAACCGCACCCATCCCGCACGACGCTCTGCACGGTTAGACCCAAAGACTGCACAAGTCCCATCCGCTTTGGGAAAGATAGCATAGCTTTCAGATAGCTCAGCAAAGCCGTTGACTACGGCAATGTCCTTCAAGTCCCCAAGGAGGTGTGAAGCAATCGTAGAAACAGCCGTTGCTGTATAGGCGTTCTCATCGTCAGTGTAGAGGTATTCACGCGCCACCTTGCCGCCCGTCTGGATAAAGACTGTAGCGCCATCAATCGACATTGGTTCAATAAACTCAGAGCCGTAAGGGGTTTGCTTTCTGATCTGAGCGTTTGTCGGCGTAATCGTTTGGTTCAGAAAAGTTGGCACATACAGTTCTGCTGATGCAGTGAAGACCTGAAGGTCACGGTTTGAAACCAAGTACCTTATTTCATTCACGTCGCCAGTTGCTGCCGTGATGTTAATCGAATCATCATCCGCTGCCTCGCCAACATCAAAGTTGAAGAAGCGACCAATGCGGCTCATCCAAAGAGCATCAGGCTCAGCAATAGTACCGCCAAAACAAAGCCGGTTTTCATGGAACTCTACTGCCGCAGGATACCCGCGTTTTGCTGAGAAAGATTGCTCAGTCCAAAAGCTTGTTGGAGCATGGCTAACAATCTTTACAAAGCCGCCACCATCTTCACTAGTATTTGCCGAAGCCCCAGCAGTAAAAGTGTAAGTGTTGTCATCAATCACGCTCGTGATTGTTCTAGCCCCATTAATGCTAGCAGCATTGATGCCACCAACCGATGTTGCATCTTCTATAATAATCGACTCAGTGCCAGAGAAGCCATGATTTATGTGAGTAACTTCAATTGTAGTGCTGCCATCATTGGTGCGAAGAGGATTAGCAACAGTTAGGCGTGTTCGCAGCGTTCCAACAATATCACCCGTGGCTTGGGTTGCTGACTGAACGCTAGTAATCTCAATTTCATTCTGATCATAGCGCAGATAAACACCGACATGCAGCGAGTCAGGATAGTTCCCAGAACCATCTATAGAACCAGTTGTGTCGAAGTAATCCTCAGAAACAGTTAGGGTAACACCAGTTCCAGTGTTGGCACTTGGGTCAAGAGTTACATTCGTAGCGTGGAAAACTGAATAAGGCTGATGAATTTGAGAAGCATCTGCCGTTTGGTCAAAGGTAAACGGTGTGATCTCAAAGCTTGTTAGCCCAGTGCGAACAATCATCCTTGGCATAAACAATGGATGAGCAACAAACAGCACATCGCCAGACTGAGCATGAGTGTATTCGTGAATGTAATCATCATCGAATGGCAGCGCATCACCATTCGTATCCTGAGTAATCGTAGACACTAGGGTGATCGTGCCATTCACTATGCGAAAGCAACGGACCTTTTGATGCTCAATCGCAATGATGTATCGCTCATCATCTGAGAACACAAAAGGAACAAGGTCACACTGAAGTGTCTTGGACGTATCGCGCGTAATGCCAAAGTCGTAAATGTTACGCAGACCGGGGCGCTTCTTTACACCACCTTCAGCACGAACCAAAACATTCTCTAGTCGCTGCGCAGAAGCTTGGTAAATCTGAGAGTCCAGCCGATGAATAACAGACTCGCTGATCTCACCATACTGAAAGCTGTTGATGGGAACACGAATCTTTTGCATTAGCTACGCCTTTGCGCAATAAACCTCGAAGTATTCAGCTTCCGTGTAGTTTGCTGCTGAGAGTGCAGCCTACGAGCTTGAGCCATTTGAAACGCAGCTTTTTGTTCCATCAATTGGGAAAGCTGATTGTCACGCGCAACCGAAGTCGCCAAGACCCCGGCCATCATGTATTCTACTGCGATAACAAAGTAAGGGGGCCAGTCCCCTTCATCTGCACGATAGACGTAATCGGCTATCAGAACATCTGTTGGAGCAGCATCAGCATAAACCTTGTCACTGTAGAGATCATATTTGATTGGATGATCACCAACCGTTACCGCATTGAGCATCAGCATATCAGAAGGCAACTGATAAGCTGCATCAAAGCGACCAGTAGGTGCAGCACTCAAGCGGTTCAAAACCATCTGATTGGTTGAGAAGCGCCATCTGGAATTTGTTAAGGCAGCGCGAGCAATGTCTTCATACATTGCATCACACACAATCGACTCAGAAGTTCCGTCAGTAAATGAAGAAATAGGCTCCCCGCCAATCAGCAAAGAAGCCCGCGAACAAATCTTGATCGGTGTATTTGCAATGCTCATGAGAAGTGTGGGGGCCGAAGCCCCCACTCCCTACCTTAGTCGCCGTCAGTTTCTGCGATAGCGGTGCCATCCGAAACATCAACAACGCCACCCGCATTCGACAAAACGCTGACGAAATTAGTCGTCGGCGTGTTGGTGTCAGCAACGATAATTACATCGCGCACTGACAGCATGTTCGAAGCCGAGTTGAAGTAGCCCGCAGTATTAACGGTGCCGATGGCATCTGTAGTGGTGTAGAACCACAAATCACCATTCGATGCCCCGCCAATGCGAGTCAGTCCTGTTGAGCTATAAGCCATGTCAGCAACTCCTATCAGTTGTTGTCGAGGACTTCGTAGACACCGTTGTCATCAATAACAACAGCGCCCATCGACATCATCGACGTGGCAAGGTGCGACACCTTCTCTGCAACATAGTTAATCTCAGTCTGAACGTCAGCGTTCATGCCAAGACCAACTGCCGTAGTGTGGTAAGCAAAGTTTTTGCCGCCAGCCACAGCCGAAGTTGAGAAGATTTTGAAGCCCAGGAACTCCTTCATGGTCATGCCACCTGCGTATGGCAGGTTTTGTGGGCCAACGTAGTCCGAAGAAGCGAACTCATTGATGGCAAACAAATCGGCAAAACCAGCGGGCGACATAGCAAGATAACGCTGACCGTCTTCAGGAATGTCTGCTGAACCGAAGGTTTCAAACAGACTCAGAAGGTCTGCCTTTTCCAGCGCCGAACCAGTGTCATGGATTTGGGTGGAATTAGCACCTGCATCCATTGCAGTAGTGACCAACTCATCAGTCTTGCGACCCAGAGCAGCAGCAGCGGATTGAGCCACAGCTTGACGCTCATTGATGTTGATCTTCATTTCGTCCAGCTTGTCGATGTATTCTGGTGCAAACCAGTCTTGCATCGTGACTTCGACGTTGGTGTGCGCAAGCTCCATCGGAGTGACGTTGCCGTTACGCGACTTGGTTGTGGCAGAGCCAGTGCCAATTTTT